CCGCCATATTCTTTTGGAATTGTGCCGGTGGAGCTTGTTGAAATGTTTAAACCCAAATTCAAGAAAATTTAATGAGCACAAGCGCCGCTTCAGGCGACATTAAGCAAGGTGCAGGACATGCACTCAGCTATGATGAAGCAGTCAAGCAGATTGGGGGCGTTGAGGCAAAACTCGACAACCTCATGTCAATCATAAAGGAAGTCCAGCTAAAGCTCGCATCACTAGAGAGACAGAGGACTCTGGATTCGAGGAGGGCTGAGATTGCCAATAAGATTGCAGAGCTTCGTTCTAGGAAGGCAGCCACTTCACAAAGTGACCCGTCTTTCGTATCCGATTCAGCTAAGAATTCTCCTAGGCACAGAGATAAGGAATCCAACGAGAAGGTTGGTCAGTCTCTTGCAAGGGCAGAGGAAGCTGCCGGATATGGCCCCGGTTACTCCGACAGGTCTTACCCCTCCACGAAAGTAGAGGAAGAAGACTTGGAGAAGTCCGAGGAAGAGGACAAGCGCAAGAAACTTGAGGAGCTTAATCAGAGAATCTCAAAAGTCAAGGAGAAGATAGAGGAGGCAAAGCGCACTCGTGGCGCAGAGCTTTCTGCTAGTGGAAAGGCACAGGTCGGTGCGATTCAGGAAGAGAACAACGGTCTCAACGGAATCTCCGGCAGCCCGGACGCTTACTTCAAAGAGCTTACCGCAGCCGCACAGAATTTTAAGAGGATGGGCCTACTGTCTGCTTAAAGTGATTTAACAGATGGGTAGCTCTATCCCCGGACTTCTGGAAGGCTCTGGTATTCACAACGACGACTTCCAAGTAACCTTTAATGGTTCAGGAACTATCGCCGTTGGCAACGTTGTTACTTTCTTTACTACAGCCAATCAAACAGTCCAGACCTCTACTACAGCAACAGTTTATATTGTTGGTGTAGCTATTACAGCCGCACAGCTTTCTTCTGGTTATAACATAGCCATGAGGGGTATTGTGTCTGTAGTTACTGACGGGTCTGGTATCGTAACTGCCGGAGATGTTCTTACCAATTCTGCCACTACGGCAGGAAGGGTAGCATCTACAGGCTCTACGGTAACACAGGCAACGGGTTTTGCAAGGCTAATAGCGTTACAGTCGGCGGCAGCCACTTCAACGACTATTCTTGCATTCCTTCACTAAAATCGTGAAATAACAAATGATGAATCGAGAAGACTTCCCCCTGACGACCACAGGTGCACTATTCTATCCAGCCCTAGCGAAGAGGATTGTAGAGCTTACGATGCCAGCACTGGCATTGAAACCTCTGCTTCAGGACTTCACTATCAAGGTTGGAGCAACAGCCACTATTCCGAAGCAGGCAGGAGCGAGAGCTACTGCGGTAGTTGGAAGACAGGCTGAAGGTGCTGAGATTATTGCTGACTACACGCCTTACACAACCATCACTGTCACTCCTTATAAGATTGGACAGAGAGTTCGTGTAACTCGTGAGCTTATAGAAGACCAGATTGTGAACATTGTAGAAGACCAGCTAAGACGGGCTGCAAGAAGGGTTGTTATGACTATTGACCAAGATGTTGAGGCCGCACTCAACTCTGGGTTCCAGAATACGTTTGCCGTTACAGGCACTTCGATATTCATGGACGGTTCTTCAACCTCTATTCCAGCTACCATTGGTGTGAACGACATTACTCAGGCAAAGCAGTTGATACAGAACTTGGCCCTTGAGCCGGATACGATAGCAATGAACCCCATTGCTCATCAAGACCTCTCAGCGCTCCCACAGTTCGCAGCACAGCTTTTCTACGGGCAGTCAACCTATAAGGAAGGTTTCGGCACGGTAATGACAGCACCACAGCTCTACGGTCTAAAGCAGATTGTAACTCCTAACATTCCAACACTGGGTGGAAGGGCTTATATTCTTGCCGCAGCCGGTTCAAACTTCTCAGCCACTTATGCACCGCTTGGTTACTTTGTAACTAAGAGGCCCATCTCGGTTGATGTTTGGCCGCAGCCTACATTTGACTCTATTGATGTGGTAATTACATCGAGGTATGCCCCGGTGATTACTTACCCAGAAAGCATTGTCAAGTTCACTGGCCTCCGAACAGCTTAACGTCGTAGAAGCAAATTTCGTAAGAAAAACGCACTTCAAGTCGTAAATAGACTGGTGGGTGTAAAAACCCACCTTTCC